GATTTTGGCCGTTTTGAACCAGTAACAAGCGATTTTATCCAAGCAATTGGAGTTGATCATTCTGTTTCTCACACCGGGCTGGATTTTCGGTTCAGCCCCCACTCCCAAGTACTTTAATTGAGAGGCCGTTCTGGGAACGGTACCCTTCTCAGTACCTTGAGAAGGGGGGGGCGCCAACTTTTTCGGAAGTAGCGCATGTGTGTGAGGAACATGAGGCAACCCTTGATGAGCGGTACTTTGCTATCATGGGACAAATAAAACGTAATCCGAGGTACAAGAATAAACGGATTATGGACCCACAACTGAAATGTTTTGTGGATGAGGCAGGAATAGTGATTCCGCCGGAATGGGGTTTGCCCGCCCCGAATGCTAAGGCTTCTTATAAATCATTAGCTAAATATGGTAAAGATATACTTCCAATGTCACAGGACATGGTTAAGGACATGAATTCAGCATGGGAAATGACTGAACGCCATTTTGGTTTATATATGAGAGACTCAAAAGTGTTAGGTCATGATGAGGCTAAGACTCACTTGGATATGCAAACATCCAGTGGAGCACCTTTCAACGTTCACTATCCAAAGAAGGATGAACTCTTTCGAGAAGATCCGGATATTGATGAATGGCTAAAACAAGATTGGGAGCGAATGGCTCAAGATCCAGAATGGACCTGCTTGTTTACTAACTCTTTGAAAGAAGAACTTAGAACTGATGAAAAGATGAAGGAGAACTCAATCCGAACCTTTTTATCGGGCGGTGTTGATGCAGTAATGCATGGGACCCGTTTATTCGTTGATCAAAATGAGAAAATGTATGCTTCACATTTGAAGTCCGCATCTGCTGTTGGTATGAGTCCCTATAAAGGAAATTGGGATGATCTCTATCAAAAGCTTAAAGTTTTTAATAAAGGCTTTGCCTTGGATGAAAGTCAATATGATTCATCTTTGAGAACCTATATGATGTGGCGTTGTGCTTTGACACGATGGCATTTGTTGCGTAAGGAGTATCAAACTCCTGAAAATTTACAGAGAATTAAGGTGTATTACCGAAATCTCATAAATACAGTTGTGATTACTCCAGATGGAGTCCTAGTCATGAAGAAGACAGGAAACCCCTCTGGATCAGTTAATACTATCACAGACAACACTCTTATTTTGTATACGCTTTTAGCTTATGCTTGGTTACGTACGGTACCTAAGGATTTACAATCTCTTGCATGTTTTGAAATGCATACAGCCAAGGCTTTGGTTGGGGATGATAATACCTGGACAGTATCAGATGTTGCTATTGAGTTCTTTAAT